GGTCCCTCGTCGGGCCTCGAGATGGACGGTGTTAGTACCAATGAGGGTCTTGATAGTGTTAAAAGCTTCCCTCTTCTTGAACTCGACGTACCCTTGCCAGTGCTCGGTTCCGTTCTCGCCAATCTCCTTCTGGTAAACCAGATAGTGCATCCTCTCGGGGTTCCATAGGGGGGCTGCCTCTCCAGGGTTATTCCAGGTAAAGCACACGTTAATTAGTTGTCTGGGGGTGGCGGCCATGTCTCTCACTTGTTCCTCGTTCGTTCTTGGTTTTTTGTTATAGATGTAGATGGGGGTGGGGGGTAATACTTTACCCCCACCCCAGACTACAGCCATTTTTATATGGGCAGGTCCAGACCTGGTGTCACGCTAAATTAAGGATTTAACGTTTTTTTGGAGTTCCAGGATTGGTAGGTTGTGGGATTAATTATTTATTATTGATATAGGTCCTTTGACGTCCTATCCCGGACGTCGTCGGATGTTTTTTAGTCTTTCAGTCAAAAAAGGTTCTTTTTATTAGTTTGGATGTCAATTGATGTAATGGGCGTCGGCTACGCCTCCTTTGTTCGCTGCGCTCACTGCACCTGCGGTGGGCCTTATTAGTAACAGTTTAAGAGGACTAAACACCAAATCTTCGATGAATATGGTTTTTTTTAATTTATCAGGTTTTTAGCTGAAGTTAGGGCCAGTGGCTGTTTTTTAACGTTGTTTTTCTGATTTCCTTTTTGCAGAATGGCTGATTATAGTATGAGTTCCTACGCTGTGAGGAAGAGGAGCAATCCTTATGTTGGTGGTGGTCCTTCCAAGAGATCTAAGTATGCCTTCTCTTCAAATCCTGCTAGACGGAACAACCCTCGTCGGTTTGTCCCTGGCAGAGACAGAAGGGGTGGGGCCTATGGTCGTTACAATAGGCCTGGTGCTCAGCCAAGTGAGCTCAAGTTCTTCGATACAACCCTTGGTTTTCTCTTCGATGCTACTGGTGAGGTGCCTGCTACTGGTCAGTTGTGCCTGATTCCTCAGGGAACTACTGATGCTACCAGAATAGGGAGAAAGGCTGTCATCAAATCTATTCAGATTAAAGGACAGGTGACGATGACTCCTAACGCTGCTGCTACTGCTTCTACTACTATCTTCCTCTATGTTGTCTTGGATCGCCAGTGTAATGGTGCTGCTGCCTCAGCTACCGATATCTGGACTTCCAATGCTCCTTCAACTGCTTTTCTCAATCTCGACAATTCTGAGAGGTTTAAAATCCTCAAGAAGTGGGTCATTGATATGACTCCTCAGGCGGGGGCTACTACTGTTCTTAACACACAGCAATTTTCCATTGAGTGGTATAAGAAGCTGAACATCCCAATTACTTGGGATAGTACAGCTGGGGCTATCACTGAGATTCGGTCCAACAACATTTTCCTGTATGCTGGGACCTACAATCAGGATGATATGGTTTCTATGAATGGGGGGTGTAGGTTGAGATTTGTGGGATAGGTATTAAGTGCCATTATTTATTATGGTTTTTCCAATAAATTGGTTTTTTAATCATAGTATACTATGGATAGTATGGGAGGGCTTCTTGGGGCGCATTCTCGATCCACCAGTCGGGAAGTGTCTGCTCGACGAAGCCTGGGTCTTCGGGATAGAGTTTGGGATAGAAAAGTACCACCTTCGAGAATCTGCGAGCCAGGGAAAGGTATTGGACTCCACGTTTTTCCCACTGATACCAATCTTTTGGAAGGATGTTCGTGGTAATGTAGATAATCTCTGGTTTCCACCACGCATGGGAGCCTTTGGTGGGGACCATGACTGGGTATCGATCAAGGAGGCGTAGCAACATGTCCAGTGGCATCTTGGATGCAGCTCCAGCAAAGTCATCGATGAGAACTGCTTTGTGAAGGTCGTACTCATCGAACCAAAGGGTGTTATTGCTGAGGGGGGTAGCATAAAGTTCGTCATCATCAGTGTACCGATCCATGACGCTTCTGGTCTTTCCAAGACCAGGTTCTCCGATATGAAGGACCACCTCAATCGCTTGATTGCCTCTAGGACGAGTCATCAGATTGAGGGTGTTGTAAAATTTTGGATAGCGACATAACGTACCGAAATGTTCATCAAGAATTTCTCGTTTTCTCTTGCCAGAGACGACGGCGTCCTTGAAGTTCTCAAGGTCTTTTCGGGCACCAGGTGCGGTCGATTTCATCGTCCCTTGAATCACAGGAATGGTGCCATTTTTTCTTGTGTCGTCTTTCTGACAGTAATCACTTGCTTCTTTCGCGGTCCCTCGTCGGGCCTCGAGATGGACGGTGTTAGTACCAATGAGGGTCTTGATAGTGTTAAAAGCTTCCCTCTTCTTGAACTCGACGTACCCTTGCCAGTGCTCGGTTCCGTTCTCGCCAAT